GCAAAAAGTCAAGAATAAATTGCAAAAAACTTGAAAATATTTTTTGAACACGGCAAAATAGAGCCGCTGGACAGGTCCAGCGGCTCCAATTCTGTGCGGTTTTTCCACAAATTGCCGTGCAAAAGCCACCGGAGGGCATAGAGCCGCCCCGGCTGCCCGGAGGTATGTGTGCAATTTAGGCGGCCAGGTATTCCCGGACCAAAGCCTCTGAGGTTTTCCATCCCAACACCTTGCGGGGGTAGTTATTTATCCACCGTTCAGCCTTGCGGATGTCAGAGATGGTCACCTCATCAAAGTTGGTGCCCTTGGGGAAAAACCGCCTAATCAACCTATTCATATTTTCATTGCTGCCACGCTCATGGGGTGCATAGGGGTGGCAGTAGTAAACACGGGTGCGCTTGCCTTTTCTGCGGCAAGCCTTTTCCATTCCCTCATAGTCAGAAAACTCACAGCCGTTGTCCACTGTGATGCTCTTAAAAATGCGGTAGAAGTTTTTGCCAAAGCGGCGCTCCAGGCCGTTGAGGGCACGGACCACGCTGGCGGCGGTGTGATCTGGCACGGCCAGAATGATGCCCGCCCTGGTGAGCCGTTCTGTGAGGACCAGCAGCGCCCGGTTGGAGCCCACCGTGCCCATCACGCTGTCCAGTTCCCAATGGCCAAAGGTGTTGCGTGCGGCGATTTCTGGAGGGCGGCGCTCAATGCTCTCGCCACGGGGAGCCTTGGCTGCTCTTTTCTGCCAGCCCTGCTCATAACGGCGGCGGCCTTTTTCGTGCAGGTGCTCCGGAGTGAGTTCCAGGAACACATCCCCACGGTAGATGTAGTTGTAAAGGGTGCTCTCACAGATGTCCGTGTCAAACTGCTGGCTCTCACGGATGACTGCCAGCACGGCACCGGGAGAAAATCCCTCATCAATGATCTTGCGCTCCACAAACTCCACAAAAGCGTAGTCATGGCCAACCTTGAGGTCCGGGCCCTTGTCTTTGAGGTGTTCCCTATATTTCCGCTCTGCTACATCCGCACAGTATTGCTCCTCAAAGTCACACTCATTGACCTGCTGGATGCAGAGGCCCCGCTTGATCTCATTATAGACAGTTTTGATGCACACGCCCAGAGCCTCAGCAATAGCGGCCTTGGTGCACTTGGCTTTGAGCATCTTTTCCATTGTCAATCTATCATTCCATGTGAGATGATGAAATCCTTTGTAATTCATGCGGGTGCCTCCTTGAAATAGAAAAAAGCGGGGTGCTGTCACCCCGCTTGGTCTAATGTGTCACATCATTGCTTTGTATTGCTCCAGCAGGTCAGTGGTTTCACCGTCCGGCAGGATGTCCTCCAGCTTGCAATGGAGGGCGGTGCATAATTTCAGCAGCGTGGCCAGTTTAGCGCCGCTCAAGTCCTTGGCCCCTTGCTCATAATACTGGAGCATCCGGGGGTTGATATTGGCGGCAGCGGCCAGTTGAGATTGTGACAGACCACATGCAAGACGGGTGAGCTGGAGCTTGCTGGTTTTCATCTGGTCCATAAAGCGGCACCTCCTGTTGGTTTCTGTCTATACTATACACCAAAAGGTGTATAAAGTCAAGAAAAAAATGAGCAGCCCGTGAAAAATTATGGGCTGCTCATCTTATTTTTCAGTTTTGCCCCTCAGCATGTCTGCCATCTCCGTCAACAGGGCCACCTCTTTGGCACTCAAGCCGGTCACATTCACGCTGTCCAGGTTTTCAATGCCCAGCAGGTAGTCCGTGGACACGGAGAACACTTTGGCCAGGTCCACCAGGCACGCTGGGGACGGCATGGAGAGCCCTTGCTCCCAAGAGTTTACGCCGTTACGGGTAACGCTCAAACGGCGGGCAAGCTCCGCCTGGCTCCAGCCTCTTGCCTCCCGCAGCTTTTTGATTTTCTCTGCGATCATCCGCACCGCCTCCTCTCATAAATAATTATAGTTTGCACATTTGACATGTCATTATCACTTTTGGCTCCGATACTTGACGCACCGCCTCAGCGTGAGTATAATTTAGAGTGTAAAAGTTCGGAATAAACAAGCAAAATGCGGAGGCAGCCATGAAACGATTTTTGACACGCTTAGGGCGGATAAGCAAAACAATATTGGGAGTGATGTGCGGACTGTGCACATTGGTCTATGTGGTCACAGCGATCACGGAGGCAGAGGTGAGGGTCATGTTCACTGTATTGGCCGTCATCTTCGGTCTGTTCACTTTCCTGCTGCTGAGAAAGAGAAAACCAAAAGCAAAGCCGGTTGTTTCTGATCTGACACAGCCAGTGGAGCCGGGCATCAGCATCTCCTTTGCGGAGAGGGAGGTGCCCGCTGATATTCTGCGGGATATGCGGAAATATTACTCACCGATGCAAGCACAAAACGATGCCCGCATATTGGCTGAGAGTTTCCAGTTGTGCCAACAGACCTATAACGATGAAACATTTTTCAGCCGCTTGCAGTTGGCCCGCAGATGTGCACACACTCTGTTGCAAGCCAAGCAAGCTGGGTGCAAAATAGATAAGCGCACCATCAAGGCTTGTGAGAGTGCACTTTCTGCAGTTGATGCGTTGATGCTGGATTTTTTGGACCGTATTTTTGAAAAGGAAACAACAGCCGCCATGCAGTTGAAAACGCAAGCGGGGCGGCAGCGTAGGTTGGAGGCTTTTCTGAACAGATTACAAGAACACGATGCGGATTTTATACCCATTGAAAACGCATACAATGAATATTTGGACAAAGTGCGCCAGCTTATGGAAGAATAAAAAAAAGAGCCGGAGAGGTTTGACCCTCTCCGGCTTTTCTCATACTCTGAATGTGTCTTTTAGCAGTTTTTCCAGCCTCCGCTCTATGGCCGCAGGTGCCAGTTTCTCAAGGTCCTGCTCTGAAAGCGTGAGGAAATAGTGCCCCGGCACCCAACCACCTTTTGGTGTGCGGTGGCCAAACTCCACATAGCTGGCATACTCCACCGGGTTGATGATCTCAACAGTGTAGGTGTTGCCAGACTTGGTAATTGGCAGAGCATCCGCATAAGCGGCGGCTTTATTCAAGCCACTGCCGCTGCCGCCAGCGGCCTCATCATGCGTTTTGGCTGTCCAGCCACGGCGCAATGTGCCGCCGTTTTTTCCGGGGACATTGTGCCCATAATGAGTAAATCCCATGGCGCAGGTATAGGCTCCGTTTTTGTAGATGCCAACAGGGGTGCGGGGGATGACCAGGCGCAACAGTTTCCGGGCCAGCTCTTTGGACACATCCCGGCAAAACTTCTCCATGTCTACGCTCTCCAGCTTTGCGATGTTATCACGGAGCTGCTGGAGCTGCTTATAGTCACAGTTGCCCCATCTGGCCATAGCTTTTTACTCCTTATTCTGGAGCTGCATGATGGCCTCTTTCAGTTTATCAAAGCCAAACATTGCGGCATAGGCCACGAAAAAGCCCAGCACGATGGCAGCGGCCACCGTGTACCAGACCACCGCCACGCTCTTGATCTGACAGTATGCAAAGAACACTGCCAGGGTCAACAGCATGGACACGATGATGGCCAGGAGATTGGTGGGCAGCTTGTCCCAAGTGAGCTTTTTGAGGACCTGGACAATGATGTTGGTGACCACAACCAGGGCACCAACGATGCTGAGAATAACGGACCAGTCAAAGATGTATTCCATGATATAAACCTCCTCTTTATTTTACCCCACCAGGGTGAGGTCTTTGATGTTCATGGCGGCAGTAACCACGCCGCCCTGGCCGATGACCACACGGGAGCCATTGACCTGCATGACCGTGTAGGTGTTGCGGTACACAAAGGATGCCAGAGAGCCGCCGGTGTAGGTCTTAGCTCCCTTATTCACCTTGACGGTGCTGCCCTTGACGATCTTGGCGGGCTCCTCCACCTGGATGTCTGCGGCATCCACCCAACCGTACACAGTGGAGGTGCTGCCAGTGACCTTGACCAGATGATAGGGGTGCTTGCCGCTCTTGGCCACGGCAGTGACCCTGGCCTTTCCGGGCTTGCAGCTCTTGCCGTTGTTGGCGTTGGAGCTGACATAGTGCTTGGTGCCCGTAAAGGTCACCACATCGCCCACAGAGAGCCCCAGGGCGGGTTTTTCATCCTGGGCGGGCTGAGATGCCACCCCAAGCCTTGCGTTGACCTCAGCGGCAATCTGGCCGTGCAGGTTATACAAATAATCGCCGGGGCACGCCTTGTTGGCAAACCAGCGATGAACGGCCATGTTTTGCTTGGCGATTTTTCCAACCAGGGACTTGTCACCCTGCCACAAAAGCTGCTTGATGCCGTTGCGCTTGCAGATGTCAGTGCACAGGTCAATGAGGGCTGCAAGGGCTTTGTCCGTGACCGCATAGGGGTGGGTGGTATCGCTGGCCACCTCAATGGTGACGGCTCTGTGGTCCCAATCAGCACCAGAAATGCCATTTACCTTGAGAGAGCCGCCGGAGGTCCAGGCACGGTCTTTTTCATCCACAGAGAGGCCAATGGAGCCGTCCTTGCCCACCACATAGTTGGCGGAGCAGTCCCGGTCTGTGGTTGCAAAATAGTCACACCCCTGCTTGGCGGTCCACTGGCCAACAATGCAGTGGATGATGATGGCATCAATCTTGCTCCTGCGGGGGCTGGTTTTGTTTTTCGTGATGTTGGTATAGGTTACAAGAGGGCTGTTGCTCATTCTGTACCTCCTTTTTTAGTCTTTCAGCACGATCTCAGCCAGGCGGATGGCAGCGTCCACGCCATACTGCTTGGCAAAGAGGCGCACAAACTTTTGGGCATATTTCGCCCGGTTTTCATTTTTGGATTTCCACAGGTAAAAGCCGCCCCAGGTGCCATCAACCACAAAGGATGTGCCAGCCAAAGCGGCAAGGGCGGTGACATCGTGCTCAGTTGCTACATTGATGACCACCACAGCAATAATCAACAGCACCGTGATTGTGCTGTGCAGCACCAGCATCTTTTTTGAAAACTCCATCACCGCCCTCCTCTCTTAATACAGTGCGTGGACACCCTGCTCAGTCAAAAAGTCTTTCTGTTCATGTTTGACCTTGCGGGCATATTCCAGGGCTGCCTCCATCTCGCCATTGCAATGCCCATTTTTCAGAGCCTCTGCGGTGGCCTCTCCCAAAGCGATGGCAGCGCCGGTGCTACGGATGATAAGCACCTCATTTTTCTCACGGGCTCTTTCCCTTGCCTCCTGGGCCTCCTCACGCTTGGTGATGCGCCGCTGGAGCATCCAGGAGCAAAAAGCCGTGATTGCTGTGGGGATGCCCAAAAGAGCAAGCAGCCCGGAAAGTGAGATTTCAATGACCATGGGGACCGCCTCCTTTATTCAGTGGCAGCGTCCCAGCCGTAAACGCCAGGCTCCCACACATTGCCGTCAACCGTAGAAATCCAGTGCTGGTCATTGTGGGTGACCTTAGCACCTGCCGCATAGGCATCATGTGCGCCCACAGGCTGGCTCCATGCGGGCCACTCCTCAGCGGGGTCACTGGTCACAGCCCACAGGGATGTGGCCACATCGGGCTCCCAGCCGGTCTGGGAGGTGTGGGCCTGTACGCAACGGTACAGGACACCGTTGTGCTGGCGGAGCTGGCCCACAGAATAGGCCACGCCGGGCACCCAGGCCGCAAAGAGCATGGACTGCTCAGATGCAGTGACATCATCCACCTGGCCGCTCTCAGCCAGCACCACAAAGGCAATGGCGGCGGCATCGTTGCGCTGCTGTTCGTAGCGCTTGGCCTCATTGATCTCCTTGAGGCTCTTGTTGGTTGCTTTGATACCCATTACTGAAATGCACCTCCGATGTTAGAAATATAGCCGCCCACATCACTTGCGCCTCTGCTCACGGTGAGCTTGAAGTTGAACGCAAAGCCGTTGGCGGCAGTCTGGTTGGTAAAGACATGGTTGGCACCGGCCAGGATGTCTGCGGTGGCATCCTCCCACACGGGGCTGGTGTCATTGGCGTTGTTGGTGACCAGCACCTCCAGGTCTGCATCATCGGGGATGGAGCCCAGGACGGTAGCAACCATGACAGAAATGAGGTCATCTGCCTCCAGAGCATCTGCCAGGGTCACAGTGGCCGTGGTGATCTTTTTGGAGAAAGTCACCGTAAACTCTGCACTGTCGGCCTTGCCATCATTGGCCACCACCTTGAGGGTGTGGGTGCCGTTGAGGATTTTCTGGTAGTTGGCGGCGGTCACGCACTCAAAGGTGTTGGTGGCACCCAGCACTGCGGTGTAGGAGCGCTTGAGCGTGCCGTCCAGATACTCCTTGACGGTGACAGCATCGCCGTCAACATCGTTGACAGTATAAGTGAGATTAAAGCCCTCAGCCTTGGTGCCCAGGTTTGCGCCGTTGGTAGTTCCGCTGGTGATGGTGGGCGCAGTGTTGACGGACACAGAGCCGTCATCGCTGACAGAGAGGGTGGAGGGGAGAGTGAAAGCGGGGCGGGACCCGCGGGCATTGGTGCAGTAGCTGCCGCTGACACTGCCGCTAGTGAGCAAGAAGCAGGCGTAGCCGGTGCCGTTCGTGTACGGGGAGCGGGTCCACTGAGTAACCGCAGAGCCGTTGCGGTAGGCAATCTGCAAGCTGCTGGCGATAGACAGTGCAGAGCCCTCCGTGTTGGCGTAGCTGGCGGTCTTGCCCAGCTCAGTGACGGACAGCAGGAAAATGGCACGGGTCAGCGTGGTCACGCTGGTGGAGCCGTTGCCGGGGGTGTAGTAAAAATTGGTGGTGCCAATAACGCTCTGGATGTCAGCGTCCAGCAGCCCCTTGTAGGTGCTGTTGAGCCAGGTGTCAATGGCACTGGATGCGTAGGCGTTTACATTGGAGCTGTGCCATGCACGGGTGTCATAGCAGTCCTTGCGGACCACCAGGGTGCGCCCCGCACCGTTGAGGCCGCTCTCATAGTCATGTTTGGCAACATAAAACTCCGCCAGCACACCGCTCTCTTTGAGCTTGATAACACTGCCAACAGCTTTGTTGCCCAGGGTAGTTGTGGCCATAGATCAGATTTCCTCCTTTAGAATGTTTTGCACACGGTCCCGCACCTGTTGGCGCAGGTTCCAAGTGTTGCCATGAGCTGCATGGGCATCCCACGCTTGCCAGGATTGCAAAATCTGCTCACGGGTGACCAGTCCGGCGGGATAGTCCCGCTCCCAGCGGCGGAGCTTGGCACGCATCCGCTTGACGCTGCTGTGGCGCAGCTTGCGGATGACCTTGCCGCTCTCCGTGAGGTAGGTGTGAAAGCCCAAAAAGTCAATCCCGTTTCTCAGCGGGAAAATCTGGGTTTTCTCATTCAGCTCAAGGCCCAGGCTGTCCATGTAGGCCAGAATTTCCTTGAGGCAAAACTGCAAATATTGCTTGTCCGGGTGGATGAGGAAAAAGTCATCCATGTAGCGGCCATAATATTTGATGTGCAGCTTTTCCTTTACGAAGTGGTCAAAGTCATCAAGGAAATACAGGGCAAAGAGCTGTGAGGTTTGATAGCCCAGAGGCAAGCCGTCTGAGCAGTCAATGTAGGTGCAAAGCAGATCATAAACCACAGGCTCAAGGTCCAGCTTTTTGAGCTTTTCCTTGAGCCTGTCATGGTCGATGCTTGCAAAGAATTTCCGCACATCGCATTTGAGGACCCAGCCCTCGGCAGTGCGGTTTTTGTTCCAGTAGTCTATGAAAAAGCCCCGGAGCCTGTCCAGGCCAAAGTGGAGCCCCTTGTTTTTCTGGGATGCGTAGTTATCCAGGATAAAACTTTGTGTGATGCGGTCATAAAGCAGGTTGTCCACAATGGCGTGCTGGACCACCTTATCCACAAAGGCTGGAGCCTGTACCAGTCTTTTCTTGGGCTCATAGACATAGAACACACGGAAAACACCGGGCCGGTATATCTTGGTGCTCAAGATGTAAACCAGGTTGACGATGTTTTCCAGCAGGTGCACCTCATAGTGTGCGGTGGCCGCTCTGGAGCGTTTCCCTCTCCGGGCGGCAAGGTATGCTTTGTAGAGCACCGCAAAGGTGCATATTTCTCTGAAACTCAATAGGGGTTTCTTAATCATCAAACGGATGGCCTCCTGTCTGCTTGGCGGCTGGCCACCCTCTCATCATGTGCCGTTCCGGGGCCGGTAATTGACAGGCCCAGCAGCCCGCAGCCAGTTCTTGAGAGGCGGCGGGCATCAGCGCAATGTATTCGCCTTGCGTGAGCAAGGCTGGGTATGACCTCCTTTGATGCGATGGATGGCGCAGCTTTCAGCTTTGGGCTTACTCGGTCGGACCTTACCATCAGAGCGGGGCGGGACCCGTTGGTATTGGTGCAGTTGTTGTTGTTGACATTGCCGTTAGTGTTCAAGTAGTAGGCGTTGTTGGTGTTGTTCGTGTTCGGGGAGTACAGTGGAAAAATAGGTCATACCCAAATATAACGGCTCTTGGCCGGTATATCCGTTTAGGTGCGGCGCATTGCCTCTGCAATCTGTTGGGCCATCTGGCCCATCTTGGCAAGCTCTTGAGCCGTTTTGGCCTCCCGCAGAGCTGCCGCACGGTTGGCATCGTTGCGCCGCCAGTTAAAGGCCTTTTGCTTGATGGGACGGACAAGCTCCGCCCAATAGTGGCACTGGTCACCCGTGATGTATTTGCGCTTAAAGCTCATGTTGATGTACTGGAGCATGGTGTCACACTTTACCAGCACACGGTCCAGATCAGAAAGCCTCTGCTCATATTCGGTTTCAAAATACCGGCCATCAGCAGAGATGCAAAGCTCCAGGATGTCAGCAGCACAGTCCTCAAGCCGGGCACAGAGGTGGAATGTCTGGGACTTGGGAAAATGGGGCTTGCCATCATCCTTGACCTTTTCGTATAAGTCACGGTCAATGAGCTGGCCATTTTCCTGCACCAGAGCCTTTACCTTGCGGTATTCGATTTCTTTGGCCTTGACCCTCTGGATGGTGTAGTCCAGCAGGTCATTGGCCAGCGGGATGATGTCATAATTGGGCATTAAAACTCAATCCTCGCATAAGGCTCATTCCACACGCCCGTCACCACCAGGCCTGTCAAATTGGCAAAAGTCACCTCAAAAGAGTTGCCGGTGACATTAGTGCCGTATTTCAGCTCCAGAGATGCAAGGCGGCTGTCCAAGCCGGACACGGCCACCTGCGTGGCAGGGTGCGCCTCAGCGTCATTGTTGTGCTCAGTAACAGCATCCTCCACCAGTGCGTCCGTTTCGGGCTTGGTGTAGACATCGCCCTGCTGCACAGAGTTGAGCGCCAGGGCACGGATGTCTGCGTGGCAGGTAGCACTTGCATTGTGGTCGGAGATGGCAGCATCAAGCTCCTCCTGGCTGATAGCATCCAGGGAGGGATTGATGATAAACTCCACCACAGAGGCATCCGCCACAATGATGTGCATGAGCATGGTGAGCTTGCCGGACACGCCGCCGGTGATGGCCACCTTTTCCGTGTCGGGGGTGTTGCAGATGGCGATGAGGTCACCGCTCTCACTGTAAAGGCCCAGCTCACGGACCACAAAACCACCCACATCATCCGGGATGACAATTTTGACATCCAGCATGTTGGGGGTTTCCATGTTGATCTGAGCGGAGGCAATGCCGCCACGCCAGCACTCATTGACAAGGGCGGGTTGTGTGACGGTGGGCTGGTAATACGCACCACCACCGTCACCGGCGGCAGCCTCAGAGATAACCAGGGCGGTGCCGTTGAGGATGCACTCAGCAATCATCTCAGCACCAGCCGTGGTGATGATAGTACCGTATCTATTGGCCATGTTCTTTTACTCCTCCTGTTCTATGGGATAGATTTCAATGCGGGAGCTATATTCCAGAGCGCCCACCATGATGGACCCGCCGGAGCTCTCCAGCTCATTGACGATGTACGGCCAGATTTCCATTTCATTGGCGATCTCAGTAAAAGCGCCGTGAGAAATGGTGCCATAGGATTGCAGAAACGATGTCATAAGCACCCGCATGTTGGACGGGCGCACCACCAGCAACATGTCCAGGATTTCTGCCGCCAGGCTCTCAGCATTGGGCAGCACATTGTAGTCCAACTGGATGTTGATGGTGTAGTCAGAGATGGTTTCCTCATGCCCGGTGGGTCCGCAGATGCTTGTGAGCCAGTTCTTGAGCCACGGGACAGTATAAGGCAATTCCAAGTTCCACATGGCTTTGATGCGGGCCTTGCGGACCTCCAGCGTGTCCGTGTCTTTGGGAAAGATACGCAGCTCTTTCTCCCACACGCTCACGCCGCTGCTGTCCGCAGTGTCCAGGAATTGGTTGGCCAGGACCAGAGCCAGAGCATCCCACGCAAGGGAGATTTCCGGCTCATTGGCCTCATTGATGGCTTGAAACTCCAGCACCTCTCTGAGCACAGGCGGGAGATAATCAAGGAGCCGCCTATCCATTGACAGCCCCCCTCACAGGGATGCTGTCCGCCCCCAGCACCAGATTGGCCTCAACACCATTGATCTGAGTGCCGCCAATGTCAGTGACCATGGCAGAGCACGCAGACAAAATGCGGCTTTCAATCTGGGAAATGCGGACGGTCAAAAAGTCTGCGGTGGCCCAGCTCTCCGCCAGCTCCGCAAAATACTCATCAATGACCGCCACAACATAGCTCTGGACGGCAGCCCAATCCCATCCCGCTGCATAGGTCAAGTTGAGGGTGATGTCAACCGTTTCCGGCTCCACGCCTACCACATTGACCACATGACCAATGGGCGCAAGGCCCAGGCCCTCCCCAGCGTTTTGCACGGGGTCCACTGCGGTCTGGATTTCCTCAAGGAAAGTGTCAGAGGGCACGGCATTGTTGGATGCCATGATAACAAGGCGCACAGCGCCGCCCACGGTCAGCTTGCGGCTCTGGGCGGCTGTGTATATAGCCGTGAGCCAAGCGGCCACAGGAGCCTCCAGAGAGCCCACAGCGGCCTCATACCATGCGGTGACCTCATCGCCAGGAATAAGCTCAGAGGGGGAAATATCCCCGTTCCATACGGCATGGACTTTGACAGCGCCCACACCGGCGATGGCCCGCACTTTCTCAATGTAGTCTGCCTGGTTGCCTCCAAAGGCCTGGGACTGGAAACTGTCAAGCACACGCTGCCGGAAAGTTTCCGTTTCCTCCTCCTCATCGCCGGGGACAACCAGCTCCACAAGCTCTGCCAGGGTCAAGCCACTCACATACTCAACCGGGATGAGCGTGCCAGCATAGCTGTTGGCCACAGCTCCCACAGTTTCACAGGTGACCTCATGGCTGAGGCGGGTGTCTGTATCGGTGTCATCTGTGAGGCGGCCCGTCACAATGAAATTAAGGTCCTCACAGGAGAAACGGGTGCCAACCGGCACCTCAATGTTGAACACTGCCCGGAACACGGCAGCGCTTGCGGGATATGGGGCCATGTTGCGATCACTGGCCCTTTTGATAAGATACTCACGGGGAGCCGTGAGCAGATAGGTGGCCTGGAAAACAAAGTCAGCCGCAATGTAAAGCTGGGCCAGCTCTGCCATGGACGGAGCCACTCCGTTCATCACCATGGAGCCCTCACGCTTATCAACAGCGGCGGTCACCCTGGCCATGGCGCTTGCCAAAAGCGCCTCATAGGTTTTGCTTTCAAACATGCTTAAATCTCAACCTCCTTTGTGACCTCCAGATCACCATAGATGGTGTAGACGGTGAAGTGGGCCAGCACGCTCTTGCGGCCTGTTTCAAAGCTCCAATCATCCACAGAGGTGATGCGGTCATCCTGCGTCAAGGCCTCCGTGATGCGGCGCTTTATCTCGCTCATGGCGTAGTCTTTGGGCTTGCCAATCAAGTCCCCCAGCTCCACGCCATAGCGCCAGGAATAGATGGGGTAGGCGTAGCGCTCCACATTCAAAATGAGGTAGACGGCTTGGAAAAGCGCATCCCTCTGGTCCGTCATACCGCTCACCCTGTTGCGGTCAATGACCAGCTTGTGCGTATAGCTGGGCTGTTCCACCATCGTGAAGTTGATGAGGTCAAGGTTTTCTCCAGTTGTCGGTAAAGTAGCCATTAAGTCAGCGCCTCCCATCTGTCAAGGACAATGTACTTTTGCCCGCCGTCACAGCGGAGCAGGATGACCTTTTCCCCAGCTTTGAGGGCAAGGTGCACTTTCCACTTTTTCCGTCCCTGGTATTTGTGTTTGTGGGAGGAAAAAGCGGCATCTCCAGAGCCGCCGCTTTCCTCCTCAGTTTCGTGGAAATCGGGCAGGGTGGTCATTTCCACAGCGAAGTCCCGCACATTGTTGGTGAGAATGAGCTGGGCCTCCGTCAAGGTCTTTTTCTGGTCAACCTGGATTTTCAGCGGAGAGGCAGAGGTCACGGTGCCAAAGCAAAGCCCCATGGGGCCGCTGGCGTTGACCGCCTCCAGCGCCGCCTTTTTTACAAGCTGGACCAGTTCATTGGGGTTAAACGACAAATGTACCACCTCGCATTTTGAGCTCCATGAGGTGTTGCCCATCTCTGAAAGTGTGCTTTGCGTGTTCCACCATGAGATAGTTGGACACATTGATGTCACCCAGCCCCAGCATCACCACCAGCAGCGTGCCAGCTCTCACCCGGATGTCACCAAGGACATCCTGGAGCCGCAGCGTGCGGGTCTTGGTGTTGTAGAGGTTGAGGAGGGCATCCGCCATTGCCTTGGCGTTGGCGTTGCCGTCCAGCTTTTCATAGTATTGCAGGACACCCCACTGGTTGATGTGGGAGCCATCCTGTGCAATGTAGATTTCACGCACGCCCGTGTCCTTGTTCTCATAGGAGAGCTTGATCTTGTCATAGGTCTGGGATGCGATGGAGCTTTTATAGTCATAATCACCGGCGGCCTCCTCATCAATGAGCATGTTGATTTTCATGCTGCCAAGGCTTTTGAGCGTCAGCTTGCCCACGGCATCATAAAGTACATACATCTGGCCAGTGGCCTTGAGGGTTTCGTCCAGTGCATTTTGGATGATGTCAAAAAGGGTTTGGTTGTCCTCCACACGGCTTGCAATGGTGTGGCCGGTGTCCTCCAGGCTCCCCACATTGAGCTGGAAATCCTCAGCCACCATGCGGATGACATCCGCCGCTGTTTTGTTCTCATACACATAGGTGTCCTTGTTCTTGAGATAATAAAGCTGGTCATACACAATGCACTTGATGACATTGGGATTGCTGCCTTTGCGGGATTTCTCAAAAACAAAGCCATAGAAAACAGGGATGCCGTCCACGGAAAAGCGGCAGGGGTCCCCCTCCTGGAAACTGAGGCCATCCGTCTTGACCACCTCAAAGGTCATTTTTCCGGGCTGGCCTTTGCGCTCCCATTCGATGGTGACACCCTCCACCACCGGCGGGAACATGATATTGCTGCCGTGTTGTATCAGCAATTCATAGCTCATGGGATGGTGAGCACCTGCCCCACATAGATGAGGTTGGGATTGCTGATTTTATCCGTGTTGGCATTGTAGATTTTGGTGTACTGAGCGCCGGAGCCATAATATTTGGCGGCCAAGGCCCAGAGGGTGTCACCAGCTTTCACGGTATAGGTTTTTGCGGTGGGCGCAGTGCTGGCATCCCGCTCCTTTTCCACAGAAACGGTCTGCACCTGGGTGTTTTCTGCGGGCTGCTCAACTTTCACAGTCTTGGTGCCGTAGCTCCTCCACTGTTTGAGGTTGACATCCACGCTGACATCCAAGCCCTCCTTTGCGTCCTCCACAATGTTGTAGTCCTCCACGCTCACCCGCATATTGGTGTCATACAGAGTGCGCCCATCCGGGGACACACGCACCAGGATGAATTGGGTGGGCGCTTTGGAGGTTTTCAGCCTCTCCAGCACGCCCAGGTAGTAGTCCGGGGACCGGCTGCCGGTGAGCATGGGGAGCGTCAGCGGCAGCACGATCTCAGACAAGCCAGGAGTGCGGAGGAAATTGATTTCACCCTCATTGAGCAAAATGAGGGTCTTGTTTTTGCTCTTGATTTTCACAGTGAGCTTGGCAGGGGTGGGCAGTTCTACACCGCCCAAATAACATGCGTAACTCATTCATGCACCCCCTCTGCGGCAGTTACAAGGGCCTCAGCAAAGCCGTCCGTGAGCGTAGTGAGTACGCCGTCCAGATCAGCATTGCCGTCAATTTTGTTGGTCATGCCGGTCATGTCAATCTTGACCTCTGCGGTAGTGAAACGGTTGATTGCATCACGCTCCGCAATGTCCCGCATATACTCAAGCTGCTCATTGCTGATTTCCAGCGCATCAGCCATGCCGCCGGTGCTGTCAGCAATATTGCCGGTATCTGCGGCGATCTGGTCAAGGGCAAAGCCGCCATAGTCATCACCAGCAGCGCCAAGGTCAAAGTCAAACATGCCGCCCACTTTATCAGCGATGCCATCGCCCCATGCAGCGCCCGCTTGGAACGCATCAGAGGCCCAGCCATCCGTAAAGGTGTCAAAGGTATTAAAGCCCTCACTGAAAGCATCAGCCACACTGGTGTAGTCCTCAGTGCTGCCGTAGGCCTCAGCGGACTTGGCGGCATACTCATCCGCCTTGGCAGAAATGCCAGAATAGTCAAACTCAACAAACGGCAGCTTGTTGAGTGCGGCACAGATACCCTCCACCACGGTCAAGGCCGTTGCCAGGAGGCCGTAAAACCAGCCCTGCACATTGGCAATGACATTGTGGAAAGCAGTGCCTATATTGGAGCACACGGCTCCCAGAGCGCTCCAGATACCCAGAGCCACATTGGCCACCACAAGAGCGGCATTTTTCACCGCTTGGATGGCCACATTGATGCCGCCGGTGATAACACCAAAGAAACTGGAGGCCACACCCGTGGTCTTTGCAATCCAGTTGCAGAGGGCAATAATACCGGCCACCAATGCGATGACACCCAGCACAATCCAAGTGACAGGGCAAGCCAACAGGGCGGCATTGAGGCCAACCTGTGCGCCCGTTGCCGTGGTTGTAGCCGCCGCATCTGCAAGCGTTGCGCCGGTTTTCAAAGCAGTGGATGCGGCATTGATGGCATCCAGACCTGCCTTTATTGCCTCAACCGTGTTGATGGCCAGCATTACGCCGTGGTACGCCAGCAGAGCTGTGACCACGCCACCGATGATGGGGCCCAACCAGCTCCAGTTGTCAACCATAAAGGAGCCAACAGCAACTACAAGGTCAAGGCAGCCACTCAGCACGGCGGCCAAAGTGCCAAATGCCGTGATAGCTCCGTTGGCAAAGGTGTTGAAATCATCACTATTTGCCAGTTGGTTTATTTTGTTGAGAACGGGGTCAAGAACGGTGAGGGCCTTGTTTTGCATATTGGTCCACACCTGTGCCCAGGTCATGGGCATACTCTCAAACTTGGCATTGGTTTCATCCGCAACGGAGAAAAGGGCATTTTTGACCACCTCAGCGGTGATAAGGCCCTCCTGTGCGTATTTCTTGATGGAGCCCTCTGCCACGCCCATGTAGCTCTCAATGGCTCTGGCAATACCGGGTGCATTTTCAAGGATGGAGTTTAATTCCTCACCCCTCAGAGCACCGGCGGCCATGGCCTGTGTGAGCTGGAGCATTGCGGCAGACTGCCCCTGTGCAGTAGCACCGCCAATGACAAACTGCTTGTTGACCTGCTCCATGAAAGCAATGAGCTCATCATTGTTGGCAAAAGCAGAGCCAGCATTTGCGCCCATGCTTGCGATGGCACCGGCGGTGTCAAGGTAGTAGGCCCTGGAGCGCTGGGCAGAGGCCATGATTTTGCTCTCCAGCTCAGTCACACTGCCGCCGTCATCAACCATCAAACTGAGGCGTGCCGTGGTGCTGGTCATCTGGTCAGAGAGGCCAAAGAGCTTGCTGACACCGGCGGCTGCTCCCAAGGTTGCCACAAGGCTTTTGACCTTGCCCAGCATATTGCCAGCCGCCACATTGCCACTGCGGAGCCCTCTGTTGAGGTTTTCCTCCTGTTCAGCAGCTCTGCGGTAGCCCTCAGCCATGTCCTGGATTTCGGCATTGGCTCCCACAAGCTGGGACCTTGCCCGTGCGATTTCTGCGGCATCCACGGCACGGCCAGATGCACGCTGGACCTGCTCAAAAGCATTGAGGGTGGTGTCCAATGCAGTTGTAATTTTTCTGAGTACGGAGCTCATCCCGTCATTGAGCGTCATTTGCGATCTGATACTTGCCACGGTTTCACCACCTTTTTGAAAAAAGCTCCCGTCCCGTATCAAGGGCGGGAGTTTATCTGTGTTTGCCTTTTCGGGCTTTGCTTTCTATTTCGGCCCGTTTCTTTTTCTCCGCCTCACAGCGGCGATCAATAGAGGCCATAACAAAAGCCCGTTCTTTGATGGGCAAGTTCAAAAACTTGGAGGGCTCCCAGCCAAACTCTTGCAGACAAAAGTGTGCATAGTTTGCCTCCGGGTCACCCTCCTCAATTAGTTTTTTGCCTCATCAACCAGCTCACCGTCAGTCTTAAAGCCGTTGATGCGGAAAACCTCCGTTACATAGTCATCAAACTCACCGCCGATGAGCATTTTGCCCAGCAAAGCCTCCGGGGTCTTTACGCCCCAATCATCCTGGAGCGCCGCATCACCCAGAGGGGGGAACACGGTGCAAGAGGCGCACACCTTGGCCTGGAAAGCGTAGGTGTCAAGCTGCTGGGTAAACTGGTTTTTCTTGCCGGGCACCTGCACCTGTTTAATGCAAGCGCTACGGATGCGGGCATAATCATCTGCGGGGATGCAGCGGATTTCCCACTCCATAGGCTTGCCGTCCTCCCCCTTGAAACGGGGGGAGGGGGCAAACTTGGCATTTTCAACCTGTTCAACATTGGAACGCATAAAAGCGGACAGATTACTCATAGATGATCTCCTCCTTTAGTTGTTGCCGCCCTTACATATAAGACGGATTGGTGTGCTTTTCGGGTCTGGTGATGCTGTCGCAGTAGCCCTCAATGGTCTGCTCAACAAATTCACCCTCTGCGTTGAACATGGACAGGAGCACATCACCGTCCAGCACGCAGTCATTGTAGCTCTTAGTGCTGCGGCCCACCGTAGTGGCGGGGTCCTCATTGGAGGTCTGGATGTCAAAAACAGGCATCACGCCGGTCTTGATGAAACGCTCCACAACCTCATCAAAGATCTCCGTGCACTTGTAGATGGTCATGGAGAAAGCCAGGGCCACGGTCTGGGGCTTGTGGCCCACAACAGGGTTGCCCAGGCGGTAGACCTCCTTGGTAGTGATGGAGGCCTTGCCCTCAAACTCCTTGGCCATCAGCATGGAGTAGCGGGTGCCGTCCAGCGTCACAAAGCACTCAGCAAAGTTGGCGCTCACGGCATCCTGGGTGTTAAAAGTAGGATTGATGGACATGTTTCTCCCTCCCTTACTGGATGATAACGCTCATGTAGAGCTGTGCCATGGCATTGACGATGTTGAGGCCGCTGATATTGCACAGGACAGCCTTTTTGCTGTCACCCTGGGCGCAGGTCACAATATCGGGGTCAAACTCCTGCACGGCACGGATTTTCTCAAGCTCCTGGATGAGCTTGACAATGTTATTCCACAGATGAGCACGGCCAGGGGCATCATTGGGAACGGTGCCCACATAGCGGGTGTTGAACAGGACGGCCACATCATTGGCGATCTGGTCACACACACGCATGGTCTGGTTGCTCTGGAAAACCTCACCCTTGGTGTCACTCAGAGTGAGCAGAGTGTTGATGTCCTCCAGGACACGGGTGACACCATTGACATTGTGGAACATGCACTTGCCAGCCTTGATGGCCGCCTCCAGTTCCACCTGGGTGTATTTGGTGTCAATGATGAGCTCACCATCATACTTGAAGTTGGTGAGAGATGCGTTGACGGCCACGCCAGCCTGTGCGCCGGTCATCCAGTACACAATAGCGTGGGCATCCACATCCGCAATAGTGGCGTGGGTGGAGGTGTTCCACACACCAATCACGCCCTCATAGTCAGCATTGGGCTCCCAGGCAACAAGCTGGAATTTGGCACCCAGCTCATCACGCAGACGCTCAGTGTAGACAGAATAGAGCTGCACAGTAGTGGCATCCGCCGCAGGGCAGCAGAGAGTGTTGAAAGCATACGCCTCAATGGCGTTGAGGAAAGCCTGGTGTGCATCGCCGGTGATGGCCTCCACATCGGTGCCACCGGTCAAGTTCATCCCAGCAGTGGCCTCCAGCACAGCGCCGCTGGCAAAGGTCACATAGTCATTGGCTGCCAGATCAGAGGCAGACGCAACGATCTGGGTATCAACACAGATGCCGTCCAGGTAAGTGCTGACATCCCACAGGTCAGTGTTGTCAACATTGGCCGCAACCACAATGCTGAGGTCATTGCCACGCACACCGGGATATTTCGCAGTAGCGAAGTCACACACAGCCTTAACAGCTCCCGTGCCCAGACGGTAGCAGTAGACAGTGGTGGCGTGCAGGAAAATCTCACGCAGGGGCAGCATCTTGGGATGGTCATACGCATAGCCGAAAATGGCCTTGCTGTTCGTCTGAAACTCCCCGGAAGTGACGGCGAACACTTCACCCTCCGGGCCCCAGCTCAACATAAAAGGAGCTGCCGCATAGCCTCTGTCAGAGAGCGTTGCAGATGCCTTTGCCAAGCTGGTGAAATTGACATAAGTGCCAGGCATGACCTTGTTCTGGGTCAGCCAAATGCCTCCGCCAAGTGCCATATTATCTCACCTTACCTTTCATGTACTTTTCAATCAGCGCATCCACCTCATCAAAGGTGTAGGTCTTGCCATTCTCAAGCAGGGCGCTGATAATGTCCCGCTTGGTGGCGTATCTCTTGGAGGCCGCCAACTGCTCCTTGGAATAGACGGCAGCCGCCTTTTCAGTTTTTGCCATAGGCTTATCCCTCCTGTTCGATTTTCAGAGTTTCCATGAGGGTCTGCTCCTGCGGTACACGCACAAAATGGTCATACTGCAAAAGAACATGCAAAACATCATCTGAAACAGTCCACTCACAAGAGGTGGCATGGATGATGTCCCCCTCTGGGGTGGTGATGCTCTCAAGCACTTGTGCAACCTGGTGCGCTTTGTCATAGCAGTCCACGGCTCCGCCGGTTGGATAATAGATCACATCTACCTGCGGTGTGCGCCGGTAGCGGCGGCCCACCTCTTTGGCGTGTCCGGCTCCCGGCATAATCACATTGAAATCTCCGGGCTTTAGCCCTTGCTTTACATTCCCGCTATGCACTTGGCTTGCAGGAAAAGCAGCGTGCAGCGCAAGGCTCACGCCGTCAAATATACTGTTGAAATTGATCTCAGCCACAATGCGCCTCCTCTCTCATCAAGCCCAGCCCTCAAAGAGCTTGAGGGGGATTTCCTGGTGGCAGGAATACACCGCAGGTTTACCACTCCGCTCAAAAATGCGGGTCACCCCGTTTTGCGTCACGGTAATTTTAGACCCCTCCGGGATGTCCACGGAGGGGTCAATATACAGGGTCACGCTCTGGGCCACCTGGGCGGCCTCCTCGTTGGGCTCTGTACTCTTTACGGTGTCATGGGAGATGCGGCAAGGGACATCTGTGGCTGCCACTCTCTCCTGGGGCTCCGTGCGGCCATTGGCGGGGTTGAGCACCCCATCCAGCACGGTGACCGTAGCACGGCCACGCCACAGGCTTTGGATGGCTTTTTTGTATGCGGCGCTTACCACCGCAACCTCCGATATGCCGCAAGGATGCTGTTGGGCGGATGGATGAGCTTGTCAAGCAGGGCATCAAAGCGTGCCTCTGCACTGGCAGCTCCATCACTGGCCCCAGCAAAGGTGACGGACACATCACCCTCTGTGATGCTCTTAGCGGGTGCGGAGAAATCAAAGCCCTCCACACCGTCCAGCTCACCGGCGGCTTTCTTATCAAAGAGGAATTGACCGGCCACCATATCCACCAGCGTGTGGAAAAGGCCATCCGGCAGCACCTTATGGTTGATGTTGTCCAGGATGTCCCGCTCACACTTGCTGATAAGATACTCAAGGCCGGGGTTATCGTTATCGGTGACAGTGTACCCAAGCATGGCCAGCCGGGTCACCACGGCCTCATAGACGGTCATAAGGCATCACCTTAGCCCTTGGACTCGATGCGGCAGATAGGGATGGCCTTATGGGCGATGTAGGAACGCTGTGCCTCCTGAGCTTCACCAGAGTGGACCAGAGCCCAGTTGGCACCGTTCTCCAGTTCCGCATTAGTGGGGGACTGGCTGGCCTGGCTCACCTTTTCATAGGAGATGCCAAAGGGAGCAAACACCTTGCGCTGGCGGGTATAGAGAGTATCCTGGCCGCCGTTGGTCTTAGCGTCACGGGCCATCTCATAAGGCACCTTAGCGCCGATGTCCTCAAAGTTGATGGAGCCCTCACCCAGCACATAGCTGGTATAGATAGGATCGTCACCGCTCTC